GTTCAATTCTGCCTGTCAGGATCTCTGAATCCTTCATCTCGCTGAAGAAGTTATCCTTGCGGAAGTCAAACCGAATGTTTTCCTTCAGTTCCAACCAATCCTCTTCAGTGATGACGCCCTTCAGAATCAGTTGAACCTTCAGGAGTTCGAAGAAGAGCGCCGAGAATTTCTTGCGAAGCTTGTTGACAAACTTTTGGAACTTGACCTCATCGCGAGTGATCTCTGAAGACTTGCCAAGATTGAATCCAGTCTCAGGTTCTAGACGAGAGATCGGAACGTTCAGGGAGCGATACAGCTTCTTCTGGAAAAAGACGATATCGTCGATCTGAGAGAGATTCTCGCCACCAGGCAGTGTGCTGATCTCCGTACCACGGCCACCCTCACGACGTGGGAGCCAGAAGTCTTCCAGCATGGACATGTGCTTACGATCGTCACGAATCTCACCAGTAACGGCATCATAGACCAGCTTGTTACGGTACTGGTTCATGATGTGGCGCATGTACTCTTCAGCCTTGCCCTTTGGAAGGTTACCGACGTCGATATAGAAGATACGGCGCTCAGGAGCACGGGAGAGACGGTAGATGACCAATGCATCTTCCATCATGCGCAACTGATTGACCGGCTTCAGAGCCTTGTGCAGAGGCGACAGAACGCGCTTGCGAGATGCATCCAGGATTCCAGATGGAACATAGCAGACAGCATCCTTGTTGATCTTCAGACCAACATCGGACTTCTGCAGACCACCATCCTGGTACAGGTAATACTCGTCCAGGGTCTTGATGATCTTAGCGCCAGTGGTAGAGTCGGTCTCTTCCTTGATCTCACGGACCTTGCGAATACGAAGCGCATCGACGGCACGTAGCTCCAGAATTCCTTCATCTCGATTCTCTTCGTTGACGATGATATGAAAATAGAGACGGCCATCAACGTACCAACGCCGGAAGATGTCCTGTCCGTTCAGGTTGAAATTGAGAAGCTGGCAAATACGATCAAACTCCGCCTTGATCTCTTTCTTGATTGAGTTAGGCTGTTCTAGATCGTCTAGATTGATGTCCACTGGAGCCTCGTGCTCCTCATGGACGATAGATTCGTTGACGATGTCCTCGATCGCCATGTCGCACTCTGGCTGTTCTGCAGAGATGCGGTACTTGCGAATCAGGTCTACGTCCGTCTTTGCTGCATCGCCCTCGAGGTCCAGATACTGACCATAGTATCCACCTGCTGCGATTGCCGTCGAACCATCGTCCGATGTCGGCGGGACGAATGACGCCGGTTGCTCCTCCTGATTCTTCTGACGAAGCAGGTCTCTATCCTGACCAGGTTTAACTCTGTCTAACGTGAATCCGAAGAATTGGAGAGGCATATGATATAACAGTTCAGTCTAAGAGAAAGGCGTGGGAGGAATCCGAAGACTCGCTCCCACGCCATATTTATTAGAGAAAAACGAACTTTAGTTCGTGGTATTTGATTCCCAGTAGGTGACCTGGAATTCGACGCCGAATTCTTCGATCGTGTTCTCTGAGTCGTAGCTCACATCGATCGCTGAGACCGATGAAGGCCAGCAGCCACGGAAATCGTAGCGCTTGAGAACTCCGCCCTGACGGTCGAGTTGTTCGACCGCGAGATCTGCCATATACTGAGATGCATTTGTCTGACCGGTATTTGCAGCGTGTGCATTGATACCGTTCATCCAGCGCTCGAAAGCATTACGGAGCTGGAAGTCAGTGTCATTGATGATCGTCACACCCCATGGTTCGAAGGCGCGATCTCCAGCGAGCTGGAGTTGACGACCACGGAATGGAACTGTGATTGGAGCGATGTTTGAAGCAGGAAGCTGAGCAGCCTTGATCAAGAACGAGGCCAGCTCAACATTTCCGGCTGCGTAGCCAGGAAAGTTTGCTGTGACCTTGAACAGGTTATTGCGTGCTCCGCCACCGACCAGTTTTGACTTGAAGTCATTGATACCTAGGTTAGCCATGATAGGGTTCTCCTTTGGTTAGTG